AACCTTCCCAGTGGGAATGTGAAGGATATTAAGCGGTTGTTTATTCCTTCTCATCCCGATTGGATAATGATGAACTTTGACTTTTCACAAATCGAACTGCGGGTAATGGCTATGCTTTCCAGAGATCCAGTTATGACTAAGGTTTATCAGCAGGGGGAAGATATCCACACTATGACTGCTCAAGCAATTTTTAATAAGAAGGACATCAGCAAAGAAGAACGGCAAATGGCAAAGAAGTTAAACTTCTCTATCCTATATGGGGCGGGGGCTGAGGCAACCGCTCGGCTTTTGGGAGTTACTCCTAAGGAAGCACAATCATTCATTCAATCCTACTTTAAACGGTATAAAGGGGTAGCTAAATATATTAAACTGGTTCAACAAATAGCGGAGAAAAATGGAGTAGTTTACTCTCCCTATGGTAGAGCTAGGCGGTTGCCAGAAGCTCAAATGACTACCAATGAAAGCATAAAAAGTAAAGCTCTTCGAGAGGCAGTTAATCATACCATTCAATCTACAGCGAGTGATATCTGTCAAATTGCTTTAGCTAAAATCAATCGAGACTTTAAAGTTAAACATCTTCCTGCCAATGTGATTTTAACGGTGCACGATTCTATAGTGGTAGAGTGCCACCGAGATTATATGCAGGAAGTATACCACTTGGTTAAGTCTCATATGGAAGGAGTTAAAGGTAAGTTTATCACCATTCCTTTAGTAGCTGAAGCAGAGTGGGGGCTTAACTATGGAGATATGTATCCCTATGACGGGACAAAGAGTTTTGAACAGTTAATGGAAGAGACTAATAAGGAGGCAGTGGCTTAATGATATTAAAAATTAAAAGATTAACTACGGTAGCTAAACTACCTACTTTTGCTCATCCAGGAGATGCCTGTTTTGACATCTATGCTGGGCAAGATGTAGTAGTTCCTGCTAAAGGTTATGCTACTGTTCCTACAGGAATAGCTTCTGAGATTCCTGAGGGATATGAAGTAGTGATTAGACCTCGGTCAGGTTTAGCTTTTGACCACGGTTTACAAGTTCATCCTGGAACTATAGACAGTGGTTATCGGGGAGAATGGTTAGTGCAAGTTTATAATCATTCCTATACTTCCTATTTGATTCAAGCAGGGGAGAGAATAGCTCAAGGAGCTCTACGTAGCGTTCCCGAAGTGGAGATTGAGGAAGTAAAAGAATTATCGGACAGTGTTCGTGGAGAACGAGGATTTGGTTCTACAGGGTATTGAGAAATATTTAGAAAGTTTTTTGTGCATCCTCTTGACAAGTAAATCAGAAGTGATTATAATACGGGTATAGAACGTTAAGGAAAGGAGATGATAGTTATAAATGATTCCCTTTGAGGTTGTTCCAGCTCGGCAGTATAGTGTGGAAGAGTTAAAAGAGGAGTTTGAAAGATTAAAAGGTAGTGTAGATTTGAATAAAGCTCAGGCAGATCTTGCTTATGACGATGAAAATATCGAAGAGGAAATGCAAAAGCAAGCAGGATTATATTTTTATTATTCTTTACTTCGTAATCAAGCTAAAGCACTATACGAACGAGCGGACATTTTGTTGAGCAACCTCAAAGCTGATCGAGATTTGGTGGTAAGAAAGTATATGACGGAAAAGGAAATGCGAATTACTGATACAGCAGTTAAAGCTACTGTAGAGCGGAGTGATTCAGTTAGAGAGTTGAGTTTTTTGAAGTTGGAGATTGGTGAAGTGTTAGCAATGTTGGATACTGTGGTAAAAGCATTGGAACATAAAAAAGATATGATGACCCAAACATCAGCCAACCATCGTCGAATGGTTGAAAGTAATCTTTTATAAGGAGGTATATTATGGGGTTTTACAAAACTAATCTGGAAGTTTTAAAAGGTTTAGCTGAACAGAGACAGGGGAGGTTCTGGTCACCAAAGGTAGGATATAACAATATTAGATTCCTGCCTCCATATTCGGAGAAGGGTGTTCCTTATAAAAAGGTATGGATGCACTATGGAGTAGGGGAAGAAAATGCTTCAGTGATTTGTCCGAGAAAGATGACCACTGATCCTGAGGTTTTATTAGGAGATAGAGTTCCAGTAAGGAAATGCCCTATCTGTGCTTTGGTGGAGAAACTATTTCATTCTGAAGACCCTCGAGCTTTAGAGAAAGCTAAAGCTTTGTCTGCTAAGCCTCGGTATTACTATAACATTTTGGATTTAGATAACCTTAAAGCAGGAGTTCAGGTTTACAGTGCTCCAGCTAAGATTCACGATGACTTAGCTAAAATTTGGAGCAATCCTAAGTTTGGAGATGTATTTGACCCTGAAGCAGGATTTGATTTTATCCTGCACCGAGATGGAACGGGAATTACTTCTCGTTACTCTTTGCAGATAGCTGATCCTAACCGCACTGCTATTCCTGATATGAAGTATTTGGATGAATTGATTAACTTAGATCAGCTAGTTAAGCTGGAAGATTATGAAACTATAAATTTTTACTTGACTGGTGAAGCAGATGAGGATTTACCTAGTGATGATCCTGAAGAAGTGATTCAGAAACCAGAGGAGAATATTGATGAAGAGTTGTTTGGACCACCCTTAGGAGAATTGGAGGATGTGTTTGAAACTCCATCCTGTTTTGGTAAGTCTTATTCTCCTACTGATGACCTCTGTCTTAGTTGTAATGATCAGGAAGCTTGTAAAGCTAAATTTGCTCTTACTGCTAAGCCAAAAAGAAAACCAGCAGTAGGGATGGTTTAAGCGTATGTCTCAGGTTAATTTAATCTCTGATGTTATAAATGCTATGGAGAAAGTATTAGGGAACGGCGTGGTTTATAAGCCCGCCGATATCCCTAATACTAAAATTAGGCAGTATATTTCTACTCAATGTCTGCCTATTGATATGGCAATAGGAAGGAGGGGGATACCATGTGGAAGAATATCTATGATTTATGGTCCAGAAGCCAGTGGAAAAACTACTATTGCTTATCACATACTTGCCGAAGCTCAGCGTATGGGAGGAGTAGCCATCCTATATGACACTGAATTTTCCTTTGACCCCGACCGAGCTGAGATAATTGGCATTAACCCTGAAGAGTTAATCCTTGTTCAGGATATTAATATGGAGGAGTTATTCACCTCCTTAGAAGCTTTGATTGATAAAGTGGAAGAGGGTGGTATTCCCACCCCTGTATGTGTAGTTTATGATTCTATTACTGCTACTAAAACCCGCAGTGAAGAAGATAAGAAAGATAAGTATACTAATCAGCAACCTGCAGTGCAGGCACAAGTTCTTTCTAGGTCTTTAAGATTAATTCTCAATCAAGTAGTTAAAAATAATATTGCTTTAATTTTTCTATCCCAAATGAGAGATAACATTGGTGGTTATGTCAGTGATGTTGTTCCTGGTGGTAGAGCAGTAAAGTTTTATTCTAGTTTAATGATGAAAGTATCTAAAGTAGGAATATTAAAGAATGGTGATGAAAGTATAGGAATTGAAGGTAAAGTTAAGATAGAAAAGAATAGACTAGGACCACCATTCCGAACTGCTAGTTATACTATTAACTTTGCTACTGGAATAGATAAGATAAAAGGATACTTAGATGCCGCTGAGATGTTAGGTGTGGTTAAGAAAGCTGGTGGGTGGTATGAATTTGCTGAAGACTACCGAAAATTTGGAGAGAGTAAGTTTCGGCAGAAAGACTTCAGTGATTTGTGCATCCCTGAATTAATAGAAGTATTAGAGGGATTAGCTTTTCGTGATATTGAAGATGAAATCCTCCCTAATTAATATTTCCCAATACCTCCTCCCAATGAGCCAGGAGCCTCCACTCCTGGCTCCTTTATGTTTAGGGGGTGCAATATGAGTAAAATACTATTTCATGCTGATCTTCATTTTAGTTTGTATCGGGAGTTTTCCCAAGGGGAGACGGGAAGACTGGATAAGATTATCGAAGTAGAGAAAACTATTATTACTTATGCTTTAGATTATGGAATTAAAGACCTAGTCTTTCTAGGAGATTGGTTTCATCACCGCAATCAATTGAATGTTTTAGTATTACAGAGATCTTTAGAACTGTTATATCAAAATTTATCTAATGACTTGAGATTTTATTTCTTAGTTGGTAACCATGACCAGTATGATTCTAGTGGTTTGGTTCATTCTCTATATCCCTTTAAAATAATAGGCAAAGTAGCTGACTTACCTTGCTATATAAAGATAGGGGACAAATTAGTAGGATTTATTCCTTATCAAGTAAATAGAGATCAATTCTTACAAGATGTAGATAGGTTACTAAGGGGACAGAAAGTGGACATATTATGTCTCCATCAAGGGGTTAAAGAGGCACAGTTGCTTAATGGAATAGCAATGGGGGATGAGTCCTTTATTTCTATCAATGAATTACCTGATTACCTGCCTATTATCTCAGGTCATATTCATAAGCCTCAAGTGGTAGGCAACTTGCTTTATGTTGGTAATCCATTACAGCAGAGCTTTGGAGATGCAGGAGATAGAAAAGGATGGTATGTTTTAGATGATGATGGAGAGTTTGAATTTATTGAAAACAATTTCTCTCCTCGGTTCTATAAGCTAGAGATGAGAGGAGGGAAGATTGATATCCCGGGTACTGTGGATGACTACTATTGGATTACTACTGATGGTGATGTAGAGGAAGTTAAGAAGCAGTTGTCAGACTTAAAGAACCTGCGGATAGATACTTTTCCCAAAGCAGTAATGAATACCAGTAGGGTAATAGAGAAAGATAAAACCTTTGACCAGATGATTGACGAATATGTAGAAGGAACTTTAGCTGATACTGAAGCCCACGAGGTAGTAAAGCAGTATGGAAAAGAAGTTCTTCGTAAGGTGATGGATAAATGAAGCTGCAGCATATATCTATTCATAACTTCTTAAGTATCGGAGATATAGAACTTCAGCTTGCTGGTCGAGGGTTAGTGCTAATAAATGGAATTAATAAAGATACCGTTAGTGGAGATTCTAATGGAGCAGGAAAGAGTGCTATTTTAGAAGCGGTAGTGTGGGTATTATATGGTAAGACGCTTCGAGATATTCCTGCTGATGCTGTGATTAATCGCTTTACTGATTCAGGAGCAGTAGTAAAGTTGGACTTTACTGTAGATGACCTACCCTATCAGGTAATAAGAGCCCGCAAACATGATGAGTATGGGAGTGGTTTATTTTTATACCAAGGGGATACTAACTTAACTTTAGGAACGATTAAGCAAACTCAAGAGAAGTTAGAATCCCTATTAGGTATGGACTTTACTACCTTTACTTCCAGTATTGTTTTTGGTCAAGGATATGCTAGTGTCTTCACTACTATGAAAGATGCTGATAGGAAAGAAGTATTAGAGAAGATATTAGAACTAAATATTTTTTCTAAATGTTTAGAAGAAGTTAAATTAGATTACAGAGAGTTAGAAGCCGATACAGCTAACTTAAACTCTACTTTGACTACTCTTTATACTACTAGAGATTCTTTAGTTCAATCTATTAAATCCCTTAAGGATAAGTTAACTAAGCGAAAGAAAGAAATCAAAGAAGAAATAAAAGAACTCACTGAGGCTATTAAAGCTAATGCTCAAGAGGGAAATCAACTTAAAGCTCAGAGGGAAGCTTTGTTAGTTAAGTTAGCTTCTATCGATGATAATCTTAAAGAGTATCGAGAGATAGTTCAGCCTTATATTAAAGAAGTAGAACAGCTGTTAAATAAAAGTAGAGGAGCTTACCTCTCTTTAGATAAGCAAAGAGAGTTAATGGAGAAGAAGGTTAAAGAACTACAAGCTAGAGTAGATAATATCACTGCTGAATTTCTTAATAAACCTTGTGATAGATGTGGAAGAATTATTACTGAAGCAGAACTTCCCCACGTTCTAGCGTCAGTATTACAAGAGTTAGAGATTAGTGGTCAAGCTACTAAGTCTCTTATTGACCAAGTGAAGGCTCTTAAAGAAGAATATCAAAAATATGAGAAAGAGTATAACAGTAAGCTACTGGAGAAAGATGAGAAGTTTGATGAGTTTATAAAGCAGAGAGATATTATGCAGAGAGAACTAAATGAAGTAACTGCTAAGCTATCCAGAATTATAGAAGCTTTAAAGAGGATGAAGGAAAGCAAAGCGGAGAAAGAATCCAGCACTGAGTTAGAGACTATTACTAATCTCATTGATGAAAAGCAGGAAGAGTTAAAGCAAGTAATTGATAATATTAAAACTCATCAGGAGAAATTAGAAAGCTTTAAATCTCGTAAAGATGTTCTATCTTTCTGGAAGAATGGGTTTGGTAATGGTGGTATAAAGAGCTGGGTTATCAATAGCTATTTAGAATTTATCAATCAACGGATTCAGTATTACATACAGCAGTTAGGATATACTGACTTAGTAGTGCAGTTTGTTCCTTTAGTAGCTACTCGAGGAGATAATGAAGTTGATAGAGTAGAACTACAAGTGGTCAACGGTTCAGGAGGAGAAAGCTACCTTGCTAATTCAGGTGGTGAAAGAAGAAGAATAGATGTAGCAGTTCTCTGTGCTTTACAAGATTTAGTTAGAAGTAGGAAAGGAAAAAGTGCTAATGTTCTTTTCTTAGATGAAATCTTTGATACTTTAGATGGAGCAGGAATTGAGGCAGTAGTATCTTTATTGGGAAACTTTATTCGGAGTAGTGATGATTCAGTATTTGTTATCAGTCATAACAGTGAGTTAAAACCTTATTTTGATAGGGTAATTACAGTGGTTAAAGAAAATAAGATAACGAGGGAGGAAAATTATGAATGTGAATTTGTTAGTTAACACCCCTAATCCAGTGGAGGTTATGTATATTGCTGGTAGAATTTGTAGGAATAAAGATGTTGATGCAGTTTTAAAAGAAGCTAAAGATAAACCTCAGGAAGTAAAAGAAAAGTTTATTCAAAAGTTAATCAAGGCAGGACACGAATCAATATTAGAACATGTTTCTTTTACCTTTGTGGTTAGTAATATTTCTAGAATAGCTACTCATCAGTTAGTAAGGCATAGAGTAGCTTCCTATGCTCAATACTCTCATCGAGGAATGGATGATGAATTAACGTTTATCATTCCTGATTCTTTGAGTGAAAAGATGAACGAGAAAGAAGAGATAAATAATTTTATTATGGGGTATTTGGAACAGGCAGGTGGTTTTTATTATGATTTAGTAAAGTTAGGGATTCCTCCAGAAGATGCTCGCTTTATGCTTCCTAATGGTTTAGCTTCTAATATTATGTTTACTATGAATGGTAGAGAGCTGAGGCATTTCCTTAAGCTACGGTTAGCTAAGAATGCTCAGTGGGAAATTAGGCAGTTAGCTCAAGAGATATTGAAAATATTAAATGATGTTTGTCCTGTGTTAGTAACAGATATAAAGGAGGAATAGAATGCCTACAGTTTATTTAGGTGGAAAAATAGGAGGAAGAACTTACTGGGAGTGTGCTGGTGAAAGGGCTCGGGCTAAGCAAGCATTAGAAGAACGGGGAATAAAAGTAATTAATCCTCTGCGAGGTAAAGACTATTTAGAAGGTAAAACTATATCTAGATTCGAGAAGCCTGGGGGAATGGATATAGCTGAAATTATAGCTCGGGATAAGTATGACCTCAAGCGAAGTGATTTATTATTAATTCTGACAGGTGATGAGGTTAGTGATGGGACTTGGTTAGAGTTTGGATATGCTAAATATAAATTAGAAATTCCTGTAGTAATGATTGCTCCTACTCGGATAGGACAATATGGTTGGAGTAACCATGAAGCTGATTATATAGCTTTCAATTTAACTGATGCTGTGGATTGGATAGCTAAATATTTTTTTGCATAGTAAACCTAAAACATATTGACTTTAGTTTAACTATATGCTATCTTTAATAAAAATAAAAGGAGGTTGAGTAAATGTCAATCAGAGATAAGGCAATTTTAGTATGGCAGGAGAAGAAAGAAAAACTAAAAAAAGACTTATTGGTGGATTTAAGAAGTATTTTGGGTGAAGATGTTCCTATGCAGATCTTGGATACTACCAGTCCTTTGTTAGATATGCCTGATGATGAAGGAACCTATGTCTATGTCCAAGATGGTGATACTCCTATGGTAATAGAAGCATTCTACAATCCCTTTACTAAGAAATTTGAATACTCTTTGATTACCAGATGTAGTTCCTGTAAAGATGTTTATGCTTGTGATGATTATACAGGAGTAATAGCTTTTAGTGATATAGAAACTCTAGGCAGAGCTTTTGAATTATCTTTAGAGGCTCGACCTATCTGCAGTAGATGCTATCAATAGGGAGATATTATGATTCAAGACTCGGGGAAAAGAGAAGAGTTTGCTACTGGAGCAGTGCGGGATACTCGAGAGGGGAAAGGGAGATTTGATTTGATATCTCCCTTTGCTCTTACGAGGTTAGCTAAGTGGTATGAAGAGGGAGCTAATAAATACTCGGAAAGGAATTGGGAGAAGGGTATAAATTTTTCTCGATACCTTGATTCTGCTTTTAGGCACCTAACTAAATTCCTAATGGGTATGGAAGATGAAGATCATCTAGCAGCAGCAGCTTGGAATATTTTTGCTATTATGCACCATCAGGAGTTAGGAGAAACTCATTTAGATGATCTCCCCCATTATAAGCGGGGTATGGATAATGACTGAGATGAGCTTATTAGAACAATCAGGAGCAATAGAAGAAATTCTAAATAGATATCAGAGCTACTGTGTTTTAAAGTGGATGGGTAATGGGGAATTTGGAATGGTATTTAAAGTAGGTTCTATGCCAGTTATTAATATATCCCTTACTAAAGGGGTATATAAGGTAGACCTAACTAAGAAGCAGTTAGAGTTTAGCACCTCTATGTTTAATACCTTTGAAGAATTGATTGAATACTTAAATAGTCTTGATTTCAAAAATCTGATGGGAGGATTGAAGGAACTCTATGTCAAGTGA